TGTAGTAGTTACTTTCACCAAAAGAGTTTTTAGCATCTGATGCTTTAGAAACACCCTGGAATTTTTCTAATACAGTGCCTGCTACACCTGTGATGCTACCGTTTGAATCAACAACAATGATATGTACTTCGTCACCAGTAACACCTGCATTGGTTGCCCAAGAAGTAGTACCGGGAGTGTAGTCAAACTGTGCCAAGTATTCCCATTTACGAGTAACAGTTGCTGTTGTAACTGCTACAGCTGCATTTGCTGCAAGAACAACATTATCATCATCTGTTACAGCCGAAACTGTGCCAATAAGAGCACCAGTTGAATCATATACAGTTGCCCCTACATAAAGTTCAGTAGTAGCCGCACCGTCTGCTGCTGCTGAAGTCATTGCAGTGGATGAAGTAGTTGTTGTCCAGGTGCCTGTAAGAGCCTTAGAAGCGTTTGCACCATCAGTCATGCCAACAACAATGCCATTACCTCGAACACCTGCATATTTGGCAGACCACATACCCTGTGCATCAGAGTTTCCGCCTTCGTATGTTTCTTGGTATGAGTCTTGGTTTGTAATTAAAACAGCAGTTCCTGAAACAGAAGCATTACGTGCTGCTGAGTCAGACGCCCTGATTACTTTTAAAGCACCAGTATAAGCTAGAAATGAAGATGCCGCAAAGAAAGTTCCCGCGTCCGCCGCTGCAGGTGGTTTGCCAAAGCGATTGACTAGTTGATTTTCAGTGCTGACATCGACGATTTCATCTATAGGACCCCATGTAAATTTTCCTGCAACACCCCCAATAGAAGTGCCGACCGCAGGAACAACAGAGGTTAAATCTGTCTCTGTTACCTGTACGCCAGGTGATAGCTGAAAAGCCATATTTATTCTCCTCGTTTTAAATCAGACATAATTTACTTACGTTATTCATCTGATTATTTATAAGTTTTAGTATTTGTATCCCAATTCTTTAATTTTTGCTGCATATGATTCGTCTGTAATCCAATAATCTCCAGCAATCACTTCGCCTTTATCCTCCTCATTTGATTTTACATGAACAAATGGGGTAAGTTCTTGTGAGATTGTTTTCATTTCTTTGTTATACAGTCCTTCTCTTGTGTTTACATCTACTAACTCTTTGAAGAATGGCATAGTAGACAACCAACCGAACAACACCATACACATTACTAAGTCATCGTGGTAACCTTCATCAGCTTGATACCCCTGACCTTTCTCAATAAACGTAGAGATTTCGTGTATGATCTCTGCGTCAAATACTAATAGTTTCTTTTCTTCCATAAGAGACTTAAAGTTAAAACACCCCTGTCTCTTTACTTGTTTAGAGGTATTAACACCTAAGCGAGTAGCCCTACCAAAACCAGGAGTAACATACTGTCTAGCCTTCTCGGTTACTGTAGTGAATAGGTTTTCATACTCTATTTCTTCGTGTAGAATTTCAATAACCTGCCCGCCAATATCGTTATTTTCGCATAATATGTAAGCATTATTGAAGTCTCTACCTAACTTTGAAATCACCTCAGGATACAGCAGAGGTGCTATCTTGTTATTTCTAAATGTTGCTACTACTTTATACGGCATTTCTGTGATGTCTAAAACAACAAAAGCAGAATAGTCACCGCCAATGCCACGTGCAGTATCAACAGTAATACAGTAATAATGATCCTCTTTTGGTTCATCATATATTCTAAGCCCGTCATCATTATAGAAGATAGGCTCTTTGGAACTCAAAGTTGCAATAGTTCTTGCATTGATAAGTGTGTTGGATGAACCTAAAAACTCACACAGAACCTCTTGGTTAAACTTTAGTTCGCCAAGAAGTTTAAGTTGTTCCTCTGCCCACTTCTCATCTCTGCCAGGTATTTCTTTATAAGGAATGAAGTGATGTGTAAATCCGTTCGCTCCTTTCTCTGCTTCGTTCCAAAACTTCCAAAAGTGATTGTATCCTAATGGAGTAGATGTAAGTAGAATCTTTGTAGTTTCACCAGCAGAAATAGTAGGATATACAGAAGCAAAGAACTCATCCGCAACATTGTTCGGAATGATTGCCGCCTCGTCAATGTATAGCCAGTTTACAGACTTACCACGAATACCTGAAGTAGTCGTTGCCGATGTAAATATTCTACAGTTGTTTTCTAGTTCTACGTCACCTTTGTTCCATGTCTTTACGCCCTGCTGCATCCATATAGGCAGGTTTTCGTACATAGTTTGATAACGTGCCAGCACCTCTCTCGCTGATGCTGTTTTGTTACCCATGATAGCAACAGTTTTGTCGCTTTGAAATATAGTGTAATGAAGTATGCAGGCCGCTGCTGTTACAGTCTTACCCTGCTGTCTACCTTCCATCAAAATAACTTTACGATTATTAAGTATAAGATCTACTTTTTTCTTTTGACATTCGTAAAGTTTGAAAGGCTGTAGACCCCTGTCCAGTGTAATAATCTGAACATAGTTTTCTATAAAGTAAATGGGATCCTTGCTACACTTGATATACTCTTTGAGTTGTTCTTGTGTAAACTCATGTTCGTGCCCTATATTTTTGAGGTTAGGGTTCCCATGATAGGAAGTACGTTCATTACTCATGGTCTATAACGTCTTTATTCAATGCTCTCAATAAGTCTTTGGTACTTCCAACAAACAAATTGTTATTAGTTACACCACTAGAAGGCTTTGTGGTTTTGGATTCGGCATCGACCTTACTCTTTTTCTCCTGCACATCTAACATATCCTTAGCATTTTCTTGCATTGTTTTTATTAACTGTCCCGCTACTTCATATGCTCTAGGATGGTCACTGTTTTTAGCAATGTGTAAAATGCCTTTCACTGCTTCTTCACTGTATTGGGCAGTCCTCTTTAGCATCTCTCTTGCTTCTTGGAAATCATCTTCCAAGTCTTTTTCGGCATCGTTAGGAGGCACAGGTAAGTTATTCTTTTCTCTTACCTGTTTCAAGTTGGCATCTAAAGCCTTGGTAGGCTTAGCCTTAAATGTGTCGTCTAAACTGTCAAATGTACTCATACTTTTCCTTTTAGTTTAGCTATTTTACGTTCTAACTGTATTATTTCTTGTCGTAATTTAACCATTTGTTCCGGCGTAGTCATTGTAATGTATATACTTTCAACGACTTTAACTTTATCCTTATACTCTGGCTTCGGAATAAAAGGTTTTTGCGTATCCCTTAAAACAATTTGTATGTCATCCTTGATTGATAACTTATCATAATACTTTCTGTAAGGAGCAAACTTTTCTGTATCTAATTTTGCCTCTGTAGTTTTAGGTTTAGGCTTAAATGTTTCTACTACAGTCCCGGCTTTTTCATATACATTCCAAACTTTTTTCTTTTTAATTACGTATATAGATGTAATGTTTCTAGGATCTATATCAATAATTTTATTATCTTCCTCATAACACTCCCAGCTATAAGATCCGTCTTTATCCTGAACAAGATCATATACCCACATATCGTGTTTGTAACCATGACTGTATACTATACGAATTCTTTGTATAGTTATATAACGTAATCTAAGATTCCACCATTTCATTCAATTTATTCACCTTCAAAAACATTTTCAAACTCCGCTATAAATCTAAAAGGATCTGCCGGTGTAGGTGATGCTACATAATCAGGCGGATTTTCTATAGTTACAGTAGGTACCGTAGTGTAACCACTGCCTCCAGCAGTTACATTTATTCTATTTATTGTGCCGTCAGTATTGAGTATGGCTGCTGCTGTTGCACTAGAACCACCGCCACCTGTGATAGTAACAATAGGAGGATTGAGATATCCCGCTCCGTTGTATGTCATATCAATACTTGATACTGCACCACTAGATATTCTTGCAATAGCTGTTGCTGTAGTTGTGCTTACAGAAGCCGTGACCTTAGTATAGTCATTACTACTAGATAGTGATTCTGGTGTAGCATATGCGTTTGCAATGGCTTCTCTGATAATTCCTTGATTACCAACGTGACCATAAAAATTCAATTTCATTGTAAAATTTAAAGTCCATATAATACTTACTCTTTTTGCAAACTCTCCTTCGTAATCATCATCATAATCTACACTATCCAATCTTATATTGATGTCTCTCTTTATTCCTAACTCAGGTAATTCATTAACCGTGATGTTAAAGTCAGGATTAAAGAAAGGCATAATTTGTTCTACAATTTGTAGACCGTCCTCTTGGTTTTTAGCAAAAATATACAACGACAATGACATATTGTAAGGAGTAGATACATATGAACGATTTACACTTGTTGATGCTGCCCCATCAACAATAGCCTTATTTTTTTGTATAGGAGATACTTTACGTGCTGCATCAAACTCAAATCCTTGTATCTCAAAACCCATGCGTGGCAAAGAAATAGCTATATCACCTCTGCCTTCTGCATCTGAAATAAGTGCAATACGTGATAAGAATTTTTGTTTTGTAGAATAAGACAAAGGAACACGCAGAACCTGTTGTGTTACATTATTACCATCAACTCTATTGATATTAATATTGTTGAATATTAAACCAAATGCTGTAATTGCTTTCTTAATATGCTCGTGGTAAAACTGTTTATTCTTAAACATTAGGCTATTTCTCCAAACGGATTAACTTCAGAGAAATCTAATATACCTTCAGCATCATCAAAGTTCTGGAAGTCAGTGCCATCGGTTCTACCTGTATCAGTATCAGCAGAATATGTTTCTAGTATCAGTGAACCGCTGTCCTCAAGTAAGAATAGATCTCCTGTTTCAAGTTCAAACTGATGAACCAACATATCCAAGTTTTCATCTTCGTATATGTCATCAAGAGATTCAATTCCTGTATCAATAACTTCACTGCTGTATTCAAACAAGTCACAAACAAGTTTAAACACGTAAAGTTTTCCGGCCTGATAAAATGGATCTTGAAATTGTACTTGGCGTATTTCAAAGAGAGATTTTGTTTTCTCAAAGTAAAGCAAGTCTCCTTCAGAAGGACGAGTGTCTTGTGTGAATGTACCACCGGAAGTAGCGACAAGTTCATCCCACCTGCGTCTTGCTAATACAAATGTTGCTTGGTCACGTATTTCAATACCAAAACGTGTAAATAAATCTCCTTCACCTTCGTAACCATCTACATTTTCAAGATACATTTCCAAAGGATATGCCTGAGTGAATTTACTCAGTGTATCTTCGTCAAAAATTTTGTCCTCATCTACTAATGTGCGAGGTAGATAATATACGTCATGTCCGTATATTTTTAGACTTTCAATAATCAGGTCTTCTACCAGCCGTTGTTCGGCCGTAGTTCCGCTAGTGTTGCCTGATTGAAAGTAGAAGTTAGTGGGCATCGGTTATCCCACCATAAATGTTGGAGGAAGTTCGTACTTTAACTGCATATCTCTTTCTATCTGATCTATTTCAGTTATTGCCTCCTCGAATATTTTATCTCCGTTAAGTGTGACACCACCTGGAAGTTGTATGCCTCCAAACTTCTTCATGTTCTCACCCCACTGCCTTTTAATAAGAGCAGTAGCGTATTTCTTCAGAAACATATCGTCATACACTTCGGAAAATTCTGTAGGATCTACAATACTGTAGGCTTCAAATGTTACGTAATCTCCTGGGTTAAATGTCTTATCCCAGTCAGCATCCACATAAACACGATTCATTTTTCTATTAAAACGTATCTGCCTTTGAGTTACCAATAGTTGTTCAAGTGTTGTTAGGTGTTGCTGAACAATAGAATAATATGTCATGTTAGCGCCTAACAAGTTGTACATATCATTCATTCTAAACTGATACATTAAGTCAAATGGATTATCCACACCTCCTTGGTTGGTACTCATGGCACCGCCAAAGTTGAACATACGTGTGATAGAAAGAACACCGTCACCTACTGAAATATATTTGTTGCCCATATCGCCTGCAACATAAAATGTTGTGCCGTGTAATGCTGCTGAGTATCCTGATATAGAACCAGTTACAGTTTCGCCCGCAACAAACGTACCTTTAGTATCTTCTGTGACAAAGTAGTTAGAGCTATGTATTTCTTTGATTACTGTAGTTGCACCTGAAGTTCCGCCTGTGAGTTTGTCACCTACGGAAAAGTTAGGAGCAAGAATATTTGAGGCAAGATAAACTTGGTCGCCTGTTATCTGATGTGAGATAAAGATCTTTTGTCGGCCATCAAAGTGATACTCATACCAAAACTGTAGAGCATCATCAATACGATCAGATATCTGATCTTCGTCTACATTAATTTCAATGACAGGAAAGCCAAGCCTGCGTAAACAGTAGTCGATTAGTTCTTGTCTTGTGCTAAGGGCTGCCATATCTATACCTTATAGTTGTCTTTTATTTGTCCTATTGTATTCTCTTTATCATTAATTCACATTCAGATCCATAAATAGAACAAGTACCATCAATATTGTGTCCGTATGCTCTGATTTCAATATAATCGTTTGCGGTTAAACTTAGTATGGTGTTTATTTTGTTATTAGACCGTTCACCGTAAGAAGCTCCTCTGTCGTAATCGTAGGTAGCGGTTGTTGTTTGTTCTGTTCCGTTTACAAAAACACAAGCTCTTACAGTGTTTCTTGCCGAGCCGGTATTATTATCATATATTAAATTAGCAGTAATCTCATAATAACCAGTAGAGTCTACGGTAAGTCTACTATTATTAGTAGTTGTTGAGTGTGTATATGTGTCAGTATCTATAAAACCTTGAGAGTCCCAAGTATGTGTAGTCCAGGAACCATCAGTTATAGAAGTAGTTTGACTTGTTGTTAGTTTAACAATAGGAAGACTTACTGTTGTTAGATAAGTCTGTAAGTCACTAATTTGACTTTCTGTAATAGACAGTGCTGCTTGATGTTGTGTAACACTTGACTCTGTGATATTTGCATCAGGTACATTTGCCCAAGTAACTGCACTTGTTAGGTCGTTTGTTTCAGTAGTTAAGTAAGTGCCTAAGTCACTAATTTGACTTTCTGTGATAGACAGGGCTGCTTGATGTTGTGTAACACTTGATTGTGTAATATTCGCATCTGGTACATTTGCCCATGTAACACTCGCAGTCAAATCGTTAGTTTCAGTAGTTAAGTAAGTGCCTAAGTCACTAATCTGTGATTCAGTAATACTTAACGCTGCTTGATGTGTTGTTACATCTGATTCTGTTACTGTATAACTTGTTAGATAACTTGATAAGTCAGGAGGAGTATAAGTAAATACTCCTGTAGAATTATTGTATGATAGTGCTGCTGTTCCTGCTGAGTTGGTTGATACGCTCAGATCAGTAAGAGCAATGCCGCCACCTGAAGCAGGTGAACCGCCATCGAGGCTAGACATATCATAACTAGTGGTTGCTGTTCCTAAACCGCCTAAGTCTACTTCATCAGAAAAAAAAGTAGGCGTAGTATTAGTGAATGTTACTACTGTGCCGTCAGATTTTTTTGAATATAATTGAGCATCAATTAAATTCATGGCGATCTCACCTACTGCTAGATCCTCTGCAGCAGGGGCGCCTGAAACTTCACTTCTTTTAGGTTTTAATACTACTACCGCCACACTTTACTCCTTAGTTCAACAATGAACCGGATGAATCATATACATTAATTCTAAATCTATCTTCACAAGCCGCTGAAGTCATAACACTTGTG